ATCGCATATCCCGCTATCGCTCACCACGGTCGCGCAGCCGGTCACGGACAAGCCCAAGATCGCCATCAAGATAATCTTCATCATCAACACGTTTCCTTGTTTTGATGTATGCGTCCGCCGCCTTGCTCGCCTCGGCTTGCCCGCGCTTGCTCCAGCCTATCAGCACGGCCCCGGCCAGCAGCGCCAGAGCCGCGCCGACCATTGCGATCCAGCGGCCAATGCGCGTCCCTGCCAGCCATGCAAATACGGCGGTCAAAACCTTGGCCCAATGCCCTGCGCCAACCAGAGGAGCCACCCAAGCGCAGGGCCTATCATGTAAAACCAACCCATCACCCTGCAATCCTCTTGATCCGCTTGCGAAAGATGTAGGCCAGAGCGGCCAGCGCCACGAGAAGCCCGCCGACGGTCAGCGCCTGCACTGAAGGGTCGAGCTTGCCAATTGCGCTCAGGACGCCACCAGACGCAGCCACAGCCCCGCCAGCGCCAACAAGGACGCCTCGCGCCTCACCATCGCCCACAAGAGTTTCGGCCTCACGTGGCGGCTCTGTGGCGAAGGTGGGAGTGGCTTCGCGCTTTGGAAATGGCTTGCCCCAACTGGCCGCGCTGCCCCGCGCATCGACGTGCACGAAATTCTGCCGGGGATAGGTGCCGATTGCGGTGAACCCCACATCGCGCGCCGCTGCGATGTAGTCCGCCGGATCGTGGTTATCCATTCGCACGTCAAAGGCAATGCCCTGCATGTGCAGACTGTTCTTCGCACCGCCGACCGCACGGTTATGCTGCGGGCTGCGGTATCCGCTGTTCACGATCATTGGACGGCCTATCATGTCGCGCAGTGCTTGCAGCTTGTCCAGCGCGTGAGGAACCACCATCAGCCGCCCAGTCCCACGGCAGGCAATTTCCTGCGGACTGAACGACGGCCAGCGCCACTGGTTCATCGGGTAGTCTTTCCAGTTTGCGTATATTTTGGTCACGGCTCAGGCACTCCTGTGGATTGCGGGTTGCGCAGATAGCGCAGGATTTCATTCGTGGCAGTCTCCTGCCGGGTCTGCGATCTTTCGATATTCTCAAGGCGCTGATCGACTCTTGCATTTGACAGGCGCAGGGCGTTGATCTCCATCTGGTTTGAGTTGATCAGGGCGCGGTCCTCTGCCTGCCTTACTTGCAAAACCGCGATCCGCTCAACACTTTCTGCGGTGACAGTCCCAAACCAAAAGACACACCCCACAATGGAAACCGCCATTGCCCATGCCAGAGTTTTATTGATCGTGAACCCTCGTTCGTCGCTGTTTATTCTTGGACCGTGGTTCATCCCGTCCACCCGCTATCCCAATCCGCATTTCGGATCGTGTTGGGCATGTTGACGTCAAGGGCGGATGGTGCAGCGTCCACCAAAGCGATCCGACCAGTAGCCGGAGTTGCCGATATAACGAACGAACCGTCTGAGTTTGATGCGACGCCGTGTGCGCCAATGATCGGACGCCCGCCAACGGGCAAGGTATACATGACAGTCCCCGCCGTGAGTGTTCCGCCGGAAGGGCGATCAATGAAGCGCAGCGTCCCGTCCATCTCCTTATAAACTGCGCAGTCGCTCCAAGAGTTTTCTCCGGTGAGCGTGAACGGGACGCCATGATCCCACATTCCGTTCGGCGTGATCTTTAGGCCGTTAATCCCATTATGCGGTCGGGTGTAGGAATTGCGCCGCATCTGTTGCGCCGGGTGCAAGTAGTTGTATCCCCCCGCTGCCGTAAAGTGAATGTCGGTCACGTCAGCCGCGTTCCACTGGTTCGGCCCTATGTAGGTGCCCCGAGCGTTCATAACGTAGAGGCTGTAATCAACATTGCTGCCGCCGCCGAAGTTATTGCCCTCAACTCTCACACCGCGAGCCGGCCGCGTCGTGCCTCGCAGAACAATGGACGCGGATATGGCGCTGTCATTTGCACCATACCCCGGAAACTGCTCAATCTGATTGTTTGTCACGTTGATGCGATTGCCGTTAATTACGTCGAGGAAGCCGCCCTTGGCGACGCCCGTGTTTGAGTGGACTTCATTGTTATAAACCCCATCCTCAAGGTCCATGTAGATCGCGGCAAACGCGGATGCTAGGAAACTGTTATCTCGGATTACATTGCGGTCTCCCCAATTGGCCCATATAGGCCCCTGAAGCTCACAATTTTGAATTACAGAATGCTTCCAGCTTGACGCACCTCCCAGGCAACTTATCGCATATCCGCTGTTTGCAGCCGTGCCCCACATCAGGCAGTCGGATATGAGAGATTGGTTTATCGCGCTGTGGCCTGCCGGGATGCTGACGCCGTGACGGCCATAAGCGCCGTTGAACCAAATGCCGATCTGCTCCATTCGGAAGCCGCGCCACTCGGAAGCCGGTTCCAACGAAAGCCCGTCAACTCCGCTGCCCGCCGTGATGAAACCAAGCTGGCAGGTGGACCTCGCGCTCGTGCCTTTCAGGTTTATGTGTTGCGTCATGGTCAACACCTTGGTGTCGCTGCTGTCGCTTGGCATTTCAACAGGCCAGACCGTAGCGTGAGGACATGGCGGCACCAAGATTGTTGACCTGGGCGGCAGGTTGGTCAGCGCCTGCTGGATGCGGGTGCGGTTGTTCTCCCCATCGGCATTGCAGCCGAGGGTTTCCAAGCTGTAAGCGCCCGGCACTTCTGGTCGCGCGTGGTATTTCTGCGAACCCGCGCCAAGCAGATGACCCGTTGCGGAGACGACAAAATCAGTCTCGCCAGCACGAACGCGCGTGCCATCGCTCAGCCCCCGAATGTCAGCAAGTAGGGCGGCAACATCCGGCACTACCCTGCGCGTTGATACCAGCCGCCCCGTTGCCATGGCCGTGGTGAGGATAAGCGCACCATCAGCGGTCAAGGTGCTGTTCGAAACGTATTTGACAAACTCTTTTTGACCGTTAAAAGCCGACGTGATTTCGTATGTTACTCCGTCGATCAGTGTGGTGGATGCGGACGCCGCCGCAATGCTGGCAAACTCGCGCCGATCCAGTAGTGAATAATCAGCGCGGAACCAGTTTGCCGCGAACACAGAGGTTGACGCGCTTGCGGTCAGTGACACAAGCCAATCGCCAATGACAAAAGCCTGCCCATTAACCGTGCCAGCAACCGAAACAATGTAATAATCACCCTTGGCCGTGCCGCTTGGGAATGTGCCTACAGATGCGTCCCACGACCCTACTGCGCTCAGCCCGGATGCCGCCGCAGATATCTCACCATATAGCGATGCCACAACCGCGTTGACGTTGTTTTCAATCAGTTGCCGTGTTGTCAATCTGGGGTCAATCCCCGTGGCGGTAAGTTCAAATACTGGCAGGCCCATGTGTCTATCCTATGCGTCTGTTGTTGCGGTTACGCTGGCAGTAAATGCCGAGGCGCTTTCAAAGTCTCCGCGCGACCGCGCGAAATAAAACCGAGTTTTAGACGTGCCGAGTCCCGTCTCGGTTATACTAACAGCAGTGTTTTGGCTAGTAAAGATTGCCGATCCGAGCAGGCTGGCAGCGCCGCTGTCGTCTGTGTCACTGGCGAATATTTCAATTGAACGGAAGTCCCCATCGTTTGGCGTCGTGAATTCCACAACGATCTGATCCGCGCCGCCTGTTGCTGATCCGTTAGTCGGTATGTCAATCGTGATACTCACAACCGGCGTGACGCCTGAGATTTCTACATATTCCGAATTGCCGTTAGACCCGATTGCCCGAACGCGAATGTCGTATGTCTGACCCGGCGTACCTGTTAGGAAGTCAAACACCTTGCCTGATCCGTCGCGCACCTCGTCGCCAATCAACCCGCCTGATTGATAGCCAAGGGACATTTCTCTATATTGCCATTCATACGAAATAACGCTGGACGTTGACGGATCAAACGCAAACCGAATGCGCGGAATAATACTGCCGCCTGTGGGTAGGTTTACCGCATCGCCAGTCGTTACGCTGATCGCGCCGGGGTTTGCCGTCCCGTCCCGCTCGCTGGAATAGGGCTCAGTAAATACCGCTTCTTCCTCTGTCGCGGGCGTCCAAGAATAGATCGCCGCCGAATGCTTGACCAATGAGGCGGGTAGGCGCATGGCAACCTCGCCGCTTTCGCCAATCGGATCAAGGCCGGGGTGTATACCCTCAATTTCATAGATGCCATTTAGCACGTCATACGGCGCGGGCAGTGAGACAGTCGCTGTGGCCCCTCCCACGAGGTTAAACGCCTCTGGTGGCAAGGTGCCGCCCTGTATGCGCTCTTGCCTGCGCAGGCGCTCCCCTGTAATCTTACGCACGCGCATGGCTTGGGTGGCAGATGGGCAGAACGGCAGGGCCAAATTCCTAATCGCCGGAACACCACCATCTGCCGCAAGCGCGCCGGGGATCGGCCACGGTAGCAACTCGGCGGTTTCAAAGTCGCGCGCTGGTGAAAGATATGTGACGCGCAGTTCATTGACCAAATCAGATCCGGGAATCATGTCCGGGAATTGGAACCCGTCGCCCAGCATGTAGGTCAGCGTGACCGCAGGCGCGCGATACACGCCAGCCGCGTAGCCTAGCTTGCCGCCAACACGTATAAAATCCGCTGCGCCTGAAATCATCATCGGGTTAAGCTGGTCCTCTATTTCACCGTCCGACCAGACAACCGTTCCGGCTGCGACGTATCGTGCTTCTGAACCGCCAGATTTCAGCCCAACCGTTTCATCGCAGGCGTTTGGCCCGTCGGCATTGAATGAGGCGTGAACCTGTCCTTCGCGGTATGGGCGGATCGGGTTTTGTGTCAGCGCATCCCGAACGCAAAGCGCGTGGTTCTCTGACCACTCCCAAGTGCCGGGGTCTGCCGCATCGTGTCCGGCCTCGCGCGGATCAAACACCTTCGACCACCGGCCTTCAACCTCAACCAATGGTGGCGCGGACGGCCAGCGTTCGCGGCGCTCACCAGACTTGCCAGCGTTCAGCTTGAGCCATATCATGGTCCGGCCCTTCCACGCATCGGGAGTCTGCCAAAGATCGTCGCGCACGCCGTCAACATATGCGGCGTCCGTTGTGAATGCAGTTGGCGGCGCGGTATGGTCGCCACGGCTTACCCATACCATAACATGGTCTAGGAATGGCGCTGTCGTTGCCGTAGCACCCGCGCCTGTCAGGTCGAACGCATCGCCGGTAAGTGCCACTTCGCGCTTGTCAAGGTAAAGCGTAAATGTAGACAGGTCGGATGGACGTGAGTTAAGTATCCATGCGCCCCAGATGTTTGTGCCTTTGACCGGCGTTCCTGCTGGCGACCCAACCGCTCGGCAGTCGCCATAGACAAAACGATATTTGGGCGATGTGGTGGGCTTCGATAGCTCTAGCGCAATATCCTGCGCCTGCGTTGGCCCCCCCTTTGTGCCGAACAGGGCGGACATTGCGGTGTTTACCAAAACTGATAGCGCAAAGTTGGAAAGGCCAGTCGCAATAGCAGATCCAATGGCCGTTGCCGCCCCGAAACTAAACCCCACGGCGGCGGCGGCGGACCCGAAAAACGTAGCCGCCGCCGAGATTGCTGTAGCTATAAACGGCATTGCCAAGCCCCCAAATGTTTAGCGCGCGTGATGACCATTCCCGCCTCAGACTTCATGGCATATTCACCGGGGCTGACGCATATTGCCAGCGCCGCACCGAATGCGTCCGCGCTTTTAATCAATACCAAATCGCCCGTCTGCGGTGTGCCTGTTTCTATCAAGTCAAAAGTTGCGCGACACCATTCAAGATACCCACCAGCGCGTTTGATTATCCGTGCAGCGCCTAGTGCCGTCATGTAGCGCGCCATGCATTCTTCCAACGGGTCCACGCCATGGATCGCTTCAAATGCCACGCACGCCACAGTGCAATCCGTGCGCAACCCCCACGCAAACGGCCGGCGCATGTAGCGCATCACGGCGGCAAGAGGATCGCACGCCATCATTCCGGCCACTGCTTCGGGTTGAATTTAATGCGGTTTGCAGTCTGCACCATCCGCCCAGCGGTATCGCTTGGAAACTTGCTGATTTGGTCCTCATAGTTGTGTATCACAGATGCGGACGCGCGCGCCGATGGTCCGACACCGATGCCCAGAACCATGTCGTTTGCAAGCCCACCATCTGTCCGGGATAGCGTGCCTGTGCGGCTGTCAAAGTATCCAGTAAACAACTCAACCGGGTCTTGGCTCAGAACATTGCCGCCCGCTGTCGTCGTCGTGGCAAACCAAACTGTGAGCGCGCGCCCCCTGATAACCTTGCCCCGCTCTGCCATCATGTCGGCCACGGTTGCGGCAACACGCACTGTCGCATCTGACGTTGCTAGGCCGCCGGCTTCCTGCGGCGCGTTGAACTGCACTAGCTTACCCGCGCCACTCCACGTGTGGTCATCCCAAGACAACGCACCTGTGCCGGTGTGGATGCGGATCGTTTCGCCTGGCCAGTCTGCGTAAGTCAACAGCACAGGAAAGAAATGCCCGCCAAGATCGGTGATTAGGCCAGCCGTTGCGCCGCGCGTCAAAGCCATGGGTTGACCTCTACAAACCCGCCCGCGTATTCGTCAGCAAAGACTTCGCGGAAATCCCACTGAAAGCCGAAATTAGACGACACGCCTTGCATGGATCGCGGCACGCCCTGCGCCTCAAACACAATGTTTTCCATATGCCCGATGCTGACCAAGCCCGACAACGTGAAGGCCGTTGCCTTGTCTGTGCGTATCGTGGCCACGCCCTCCGCGTTTGATCGTGTAGTCGTCAAGACATACGCTGTCTCACTAGCGTCATTGGTCGTCACGCTGATCAGTTCGGACGGGCGCGCGATGATCTGTGATGGTGGTAAGCCCGTGACAGTTAGCGCATACCAGTCGCCGTCTGCTACAGGCGTACCGGATAGCGCATAAGCACCATCGCCCCAAACCAGATCAACGCCGCCATCCGTCCACAGCAATTCCGTACCAGCATCGGTCCACTGCAACACGGTGCTTGTAAGGTCTTGGCCTGCCCGTGACAAATGCCACAGTGATGACATAGACGGGATGCGCGTGAGGTTCGGCGCACCAGCCCATTGCTTATTAAGCATCCGCACATAACCTGCACCGTCCAAGTCGGTGCCGATGCCGGTCACGTTAGCCGTTGCCACCCTGCGCGCCCGCTGCGCCGATGATGTGCGCGGACGCCCCTCGATCAATCCAACAGATCTTGATTGCGGAAACAGATCGGCAAGTTCCCAGCCGGTTATCTGGAATGGTGGCCATGCTATCACATTAACTGTCATGCTGGTGTGAACCCCTGCTTGCTGTTCCTGAATGCCGCCTGCGTTTGTGCCACCGCCTGCGATGCAATGCCAGGTCTCGCTTGCGCCACGACACGCCCCGCCTGATCCCTCACGAATGCCCCAAGCGCGCCTGTTGACGGGTCCATCGTTACGGTCACGTTCATGGCTTGACCACCACCCATTATTCGCGCGGTGTCAGCGCGGCTTGTTACACGCGCCGGACCTTGCACGATTTCTATCCCGCGCTCGCCTGCAATGCCAAACTGACCGCGCGGAATATCCCCGCCGCCGTCAAAGAAGCCCGCGAACAGGCCGCTAAGGAATCCCCCGCCTTTCTTGCCAGCAGCGCCAGCAGCGCCGCCCGAAAAGCCGAGGTCGATCATGATGCGGTTTTCCACGGCCATAGCAATCATCTGCGAAAGCATGGATTTGAAGCTGTCCAGAATCGACCGCACGAAGCCTTTGAAGTCGCTAAACCCGCGTGTCACAAAGTCACCAAACGCATCCGACACGCTGCCGATCCCGCGCAACAACGATCCGCCCAATTCGCGCCCCATTTCTACGGCGGATTTCGTGCCGTCTGCCATCGCCTCAGCAAACCCGCCCGCGAACGTGGTGGATTCTTCGAGTTCGTCTGCGAGATCCGCGACGCTTTCAGCGGCTGCGGCAACGCCCGTCTTGTTAAGAGCATTCAACAGTGCAGACCGTTTCTCGGTCAGCCCCACACGTTCGCGTTCTAGCGTCAGTTCAGATTGCAGCCCTTTCAGAGCCGCTGCCCGCAATCCGGATGGACCGTTCATCGCAGCCTGAAACTCAGCGCTAGAGCGGATTGTCGCCTCTAGGGATGATGCTGCAACGTCGGCGGTTCCCATGCCGTTGGCAAGGGCAGAAACCTCTGCGCGCAAACCAGCCAGCCCTGCGCCCCGGCCAAGGTTTGCCACAAAGGCAAGTGCGGCGTTTGCTGCGCGGCCCATTTCATTTGCAAGACCGCTG